GCGGCATCGGTAGCCGCTGGAGACGATGATGGGTACATCGGCGCCCAGCTTGAGGCCTACCGCCAGCCGGATGCGCTCCAGCATGGCGGCGGTTTGCACCAGGTGCGTGACGGTTTCGGCGTCTGGCGTGTTGTCGATGCCCAGGCGTGCAGCCGTGTCGCTGGCAGTGAATTCAGCCAGGCTGAAATGGCGCGAGAGTTTGGGGATCATTTGGCGAATTTCGCGCCAAATTGCAGGATGGCGAATACTGTGACCGCCAAACCCCAAACGCCAATTCCCCGGTTGATCCACATTTGCAGGGTTTTGTCGGTTTTTTGGCTGGCCGTTTCCACCGCCGTTACCCGCTGCTCAAGCGCACCAATTCGGGCGCCTTGGTTGGTTTGGCGCTCCTCAACCAAAACCAGTTTGTTGACGGCTTCGCCGAGTTTGTCGACCTTGGATTCAAGGCGGTGGAAATCGTTGTCGGTCATATCGGCCTCAGCGATTCAAATTACAAGCCCAACTTGGCTTTCTCAGCCCGACCCCAGGCGCGGCAGGCTTCGACGTGGTCGTTCCAGGCCACGGTCTCGGGCGACGGAGCGATGCGCAGCATCTTGATTTCGTCGTCCTGGCTGTAAACGGAGCGGATCTTGTCCACCACGCGGGTGTTGATGAGCCGCACGTGAGGGCTGGCAGCCATGATTTGCGCGCGGAGTTCGGCGGGCAGCGGGCTGGGCAGCGTCTCGATGCTGGCGGCAATGGTGGCGTGCTGGTCACCGGGCAGCGTGGCGCCGTCTTCCAGCACAACAATGGTGCGGCCATCGGCCAGCGTGGCGATTTCCTGGCCTTGGCGTTGGCCAGGCGCGGATTCAGGCAAACGCAGTTCGTGCGTGTGCAAGGCGTCGATGTGTTTGCGGTAGGCGATCAAAGAGGTCACGAGATTGCTCCTTCAAGCGGGTGACAAGGGGCAGCCAGCTTGCTGTATTGCGAGCGTGGCCAAGGATGGAGATGACGCTGGCGAGCTGGCCTTTGCGGGCGCAGCGCGTGGCACGGTGCAGGCTGTGACGGCGAATGAAACGGCGGCTGCACCAGGTGCGGTAGCCAACGAAATTCAAGCCGCGCGAGATGGGCGCAAGCGTCCACCGCGACAGCTCCAGAGCGAGCTTTTCGCGCAAAAAGGCCTGGATCTGTTTCAAGGCGTCCAGGCAGCGCGCGCGCGGCCAGCCAAAGATGACGAAGTCGTCGACGTAGCGGGCATAGCGCTGCGCCTTCAGCTCGCGCTTGATGAAGTGGTCCAGCGGGCTGAGGTAGATCAGCGCGTACAACTGGCTCAGCAAATTGCCGATGGGAATGCCCAAAGGCTCAGTTCGCGGGTGGCCATATGCGGCGAACTGCATCATCACGTCGACAAAGCGGCGGTCTTTGATGCGGCGCTCAATCATGGCCCGCAAGCGGTCGCGGTCGATGCGGTAGAAGAAGCGGCGGATGTCCAGCTTGAGCGTGCAGGTGCCGGGCGGTGCGGCGCGCAGGGCGGCCTGAGCGTAGTCGGCCGCGCGGTGCGTGCCCATGCCGACGCGGCAGGCGAAGGATTGGTCAATCAGGCCTGTGTTGAACAGCGGGTAAATCAGGCGGTAAATGGCATGCTGCACCACCAGGTCGCGGAAGGCTGGGGCATAAATGGTGCGCTGCTTGGGCTCAAAAACCTGAAACTCGACGTAGGTTTGCGGCCGGTATGTGCCCGCGTGCAATTCATCGTGTAGCTCTTGCAAATTGGCGCCCAGGCGGCGGCTGAAGGCCAGCGTAGCGCGCCGCGCTAGCTTGCCCTTGCTGGCGTCCAGCCAGGCTTGGTAGAGAGCCTCCGGGCTGAAGGCTTGCTCAAAAAGGTATCCCACGCGCTTCATGGCGCCAACCCCAAGCCGTCGAACGCGGGCCGAAGCCCACGCCTACCAGTGAAGGGCCGTGCGGCGGATTTCGCGCCGGGTTGCCCCGTGCGCAGGAAAGATGCTCCCTTGGCGCCACCATCCGCTTGCGCGGTGCGAGGTGATGCCGAGTCCGAGCGAAACCCGACGTTATCGTTCGAGTTGCCCCGCGAGTTGTTCCAATTCAGCGTCCAGACACCCGCGTTCGACGAGTTGTTCCAGTTGCCGCCGGAAATCGGACACATGTCAAGCACCATCCCTTGTTTGCCCCGCTTGCGCGGGAGCGCGTGAGAATTCTTTTTCGCGCTCAGCAATGACCCAGCCGCCGATCATTCGGCCTAACTCATCCACCATGCGGCTGATGGTCAGGTATCGGTGTTCAGCAGCGCCAAGCGCGTTTTTTTCCGTGGGCTTGCCTTCCTTGAACGCAAAATAGCCCAGATCAAATGCCAGTCGAATCAACATGCGCAGCTGTTCGTGCGCAATATCCAAACTGACCAGTGTCGTGCGTTTGTGATAACGCTTCTGGGCCTCGACGATGTAGCCGTAAACCTCATAGGCTTTGCGCCTGATTTCAAGCGCAAGCCCGTATTTCTCGTGCTTTGGGAAATGGTTGAGGTACAGATTCATTTGCTTGGCGAACTGGCCGAATTTCGCGTCCAGTTTGGCTTCGTCATGCAGGCCCATCGCTATCGCTCAGGGCTCAGAGATACAAGGCCGAGCGAAACCCGACGCCACCGGCCGAGTAGCCCCGCGAGCCGTCCCAACTCAGCGCCCAGACACCCGCGCGCGACGAGTCGATCCAGCCGCCGGAAATCGGACACATGTCCGCCGTGGAGTAGTCGTAAAGAATGTCGTTGCCAAACTGGTTGGAGCCGCCAGTCACCAGCGGCACACCGGCTGCCGTCATTTGCCAAGCGGTGCCGGAAGTCGCAGCGCTCAAAACCTGGCTGGCGCTGCCCATGGTCAGGGTGCGGTCGCTGAAGTTGACGGCGTAGCCGGTGAAGCTGTTCATCACGCCCAGGTCGTCATACAGCGCGGCCAGACCGGTCGCGCCCCAGAGATCAGTGGCCAGGGTGTTGCCGCCAGTGACGCTGGCCATGTTGGCGCTGGTCTTCAGCACGTAGAACTTGCCCACCGCCGGGTCGCTGCTGTCCATCGTCAGGCCGGGCGTGATTTCCCACATGCAGCCATTGAGATCCATCACGCCGCACAGTTGGCCGTTGTGGGCCGTGCGGGCTGGGAAGTTGGCGCTGCCGGTCTTGGCAGCGGTGCTGTAGCCGTCTGAGACGAAGGCCAGCGTGGCGTCGTTCACGTCGCCCAGGGCGTTGTTGTTGCAACCTTTGGGAAAATTGGTGGAGCCGCTGGAATACCAGGCGTTGTAGGCGGTGCCGGTGCTGGCGCTGCCGTGCGCGTTGGCCAGCAGGGCTAGCGCCTTGTTGATGAACAGGCTGTTGCAGAAGAAGCTGCTGCCGCGTGTTTTGGCGGCGGCGATGGCGCCTGCGTAGGTGTTGGCAGGCGCGCCCGTCAGGCTGTTGAACGGGTTGTGCGCGCTGTTGCTGGACAACGGATTGCCATTCTTGATGCTCGACGCCACCCCCCCGTTGTTGCTGGCCAAATACTTGTCCACAAACACGCCCTGGCGGATGCTGCCGCCGTTGTAGAAGGCGCGGTGCAGGGCGTAGCCGCTGGCGTTGGCGGTGGCGACGTTGGCGAAGTAGTCGAAGGCCTTGATGTCGACGACGTTGATGGCCAGGCCGTTGCTGCCGGTGCCGTACTTGTAATAGAACGCCGGGATGTAAACCATCACCGAGCCGTCGCTGTAGGCGTAGTTGCCGTAGTTTTCGCTCGCCGGGTCGTTAGTGCCGTACAGGGCGGCAAAGCCGCTGGGGATTTCCGGCGCGATGCCCACGCCGAAGCCCTGCTGCCCGGGCGTGCCGATGTTGTTGACGCTGCCCGCCGTGCCGGTGCCGAGGCGAATGCCCTGCGGGAAGCTGACGGGCTGACCGTCAGGCGTTTGAATGGTGCGGGTGACGAGGGTGCTCATTGGATGCTCCAGGTGGCGTTGTCTTGGATGGTGACGGTGATGCCGTCAGCGATGGCGATGGGCCCGGTGGACCCGGCGTTGTAGGCGCTGGGGATGGTCAGCTCGGCCTCAATGCGGCGGGTGTTGAAGCGCACGGGGCTGTCGGGGCTCACGGCCTGGGCCACTGCGGCTGAGGCGGCGGCGGCGGCGGCGCTGGCTGCGGCGGCCGCCGCGTTGGCCGCCGGGCTTTGCGCTGTGATGCTGGCGAGGGCCGATTGCGCCAGGATGCGGTCGGCCTGCGCGGCATTGGCGCTGGCTGCTGACTCCACGGCGTTGGTGTACGTGACCGAGCCCAGCGCGTTGGCTTGCGTGCCAAAGGTGGGCAACTGGCCTAGAAAAGCGTCGGCCCGGGTGGCGAAGTTGGCCGGATCGGCCCGGCTGGGCGCGGTGGGCAGCGCCGTGATGGCGGTGGGCGAGGTAGGCATCAGATCAGTCCTTCAATTTCCAGGCTGCAATAGCTTTTGGTTGGGTAGGCCACGTCGATTGAAAAGTCGCGGAAGAAGCCGTACACCGTCAGCGGCCGGAACAGCGCGTCATCTGGCACGCCCACCCACACGCTGGGCTTGGCGCGCACGCGGGCCAGCACCTGTTGCACGCGGGCGATCTGCGCGGTATCCAGCATCAGGCGGGCCTGCATGCGCTTGCTGTAGGCGCGCTCCACAAACGTGGTGGTCCCGAACTCGTCGGTTTCTTTGCGGCTGTAGTCCACGATGCCCACCGTGGCGCCGTGCTCGGCATCGCCCAGCTCGTACTGAGTGCCCCACACAAACTGCCCCACCTCCACGGTGCCGGTGCCCGTCAGCGTCATGCTCAGGCGGGCATTGGCGTAGGGCGGCAAGTCCGTCAGCACCAGTTCCTCGACCTGCACG